ACGGAGCGTTAAAAGATTCACGCAAAATAGAGGAGATTAATACAATGCAATTATTAGGAAAAGAAGCAGTACCAATCAAGGGTTGGACGGAAAAAGTGCCGATTGAAGCCAGCGCATTAGAGCAGGTCAAAAACGTGGCACGCCTGCCATTCATTCATAAGCATGTGGCCGTAATGCCTGATTGCCACTGGGGCATGGGTGCAACGGTTGGCTCGGTAATCCCTACCAAGGGAGCCATTATACCCGCCGCCGTTGGCGTGGACATTGGTTGTGGCATGATGGCCGTGCAGACGAACATTTCAGCGCAACAATTACCAGATAACCTGAGCGGACTAAGAACACTATTGGAGAAAAAGATCCCGCACGGACGCACCGCCGTTGGTAGAAAATACAATCCCAGCGCAGACAGAGGGCTGTGGCACGATACACCCGAAGCCAATCAGAAGGTATTCTATGGCATAATGGGTACCGAGCTACGTAGGGTGCTTGAGGATGCTGATGATGCTCCCCTGGAAAGGCAGGCCGAACGCGCAGTCAACCAGCTTGGCACATTAGGCACCGGCAATCACTTTGTAGAGGTCTGCATTGATGAGTATGACTGGGTATGGGTAATGCTACATAGCGGGAGCCGTGGCATCGGCAATCGTATTGGCTCACTGTATATTGAGAAGGCCAAGGAGGAAATGCGCCGTTGGCATATCAATTTGCCGGATGCTAATTTGGCTTATTTTCCAGAAGGCACAGAATACTTTGACAAATATGTTAGAGCTGTTGGCTGGGCGCAAATGTTTGCCAGGACGAATCGTGAGCTGATGATGGCTCAAGCGTTTGCCGCCTTAAATGAGTTTTTCCCATTCGGCGTGGTCGGCACCAAAGAGGCCATCAACTGTCACCACAACTACGTGGAGCAAGAGAACCACTTTGGAGCTAACGTCTGGTTAACCCGTAAGGGTGCTGTACGAGCGCGCGAGGGCGACCTGGGTATCATTCCAGGTAGCATGGGAGAGCGTAGCTTTATCGTGAGCGGTAAGGGCAATGCAGAATCGTTCCACTCATGCTCGCATGGGGCTGGCCGTGTCATGAGCCGCACGGAGGCTAGAAAAACCATCACGTTGGAGCAGCACATCAAAGACACGGAAGGCGTTGAGTGTAAGAAAGACGCCAGTGTGATTGATGAAAGCCCAAAGGCGTACAAGAATATTGATGATGTAATGTTTTCTCAACGCGATTTAATCAACATAGAACACACCTTGAAACAGGTTGTGTGCGTGAAAGGGTAGGTCATGACCAGTAAAACAATCGAGGGGCTTGCTAAAGAGCTTGAGCAGGCAGATGAATACGCGGTGGATACCTATGAAAAGATAGCAGAGCTTGCCATATCCCACTTAAACCTTCTCATTCTACCGGCGGACGCTTTGCCTGTGGATGGAGACGAAGCCGTGGGCGGATGGACATACGATGCCAAGCTAAGTGCGTGGGCGAGGCTAACAGACGATATACACGGCGATGAGGTGGTGTGGCAGATGGAGTCAGCTTCCATGCACAAGACAGCAATACGCCCCGGCTACTCGGGCGTTATTGTGGAGGAAGAGTAATGCAGGAATTTATTAAAGAATACTTCGAACAACATAACTGCGGTACCCGATACCCGATTTACTTCACTATACGAGATGTTAGGTGGGAGTGCAGTTACCATTTCAGTGATGGAGACAGGTACATACTGGTGTCTGATACCGAGGTGATTGCGACCGAGACCACTTTGAAAGAGTTGTTTGCACAAGCCAAGAAAGATTATGAATTTGAATACCCAGACCATTTTGATAGTAGTTATATTTCGGAGGCGGACGCAGAAGAGTTTGTAGACTTAAACGGCAAAGATACTAGTTGTCACATATTCGCCCAGAAAAAAGAGTGGGAAGAAAAGCATATGTTTTTGCTCTCGTCAGAGGCAAGGCAGCACCTTGCGGCCAACAAGCATCATTATAGCAAGGAAGCCTATGTGTACTGTAGTCATGCGTGGAGAGCGCCAAGGCAAGACGAGTTTTTCAATGGTCTTAAAAAGCTTATAGCAGATGCGAAGCCCCCGAAGGGGCAGAAGGAGCAGTCATGAAACACATTAAACAAATGGCTGAGGGTATACTTGCCGACCTAAATAACCGTAGGGGATTCCGCCAAGCGTGGGATGCTTGCGATGAGGATATTCAAGAAGAAATACGCGAGGCTATAGGTAAAGCAGCCTTCTCTGCCATAGAGTCTAAAATACAGGGGTTGGTTGAGGGTTTGAGAGTTATAGAGAGTGGCGGCACTGGGAGTAACATCGAGGTTGCTCAGTCTGTCGCTCGCAAAGCCCTAGAGTCTATCAAGGAGTGGAAGCTATGTCAAACATGATCAGCCTATCACACTGGGGAATGTTCCCCGCACCTGAGCCAAAAATAGAGCCATACCCGTACATCCATTTAACGGGCGTGGAAGCTAATAAGCTTATCAGGGCCAGGAGAGCTTACCGAATGAAACGATTTGAGGATGCAGTTGTATGAAATACTTTTACACAGACCCACTCGCCGCTGCTTGGATGGTGAGGCATTTTAAGATGTGGTTAATTAATCCCGTCGACCAAGGCGAGGAATGCGCTACAGGGAAAGGGTAGAAAATTATGAGCATGGCCAGATGTGATTAAACGCGAAGAGTGGCGATGCTATTCGTGTGGAAAGACTGAGATTGAAGATCCCACAAAAAAGCCCGCATAAAGTAACAAACTACAAGAAAGTATAAAACATGGCCGACCTATCAAATCTCGACCTATCCGGAAAAATGGTCAAGGAAACCACATACGAAGATGACCCGCGCACGGCATTTATAGCCGAATTGAAATCATACGGCTTTACCATCAAGGAATCCGTTCCAGAAATTGATAAGGTTGTTAAATTTGCCACACCAGGTGACAAGGGATCCGCCAAAGCTGGTTGGTATTGGTATTCGGAATTTGATGATGACTACAGGCCAGGGGCTATGGTTGGGGTAGGTGTATTCGGAAATTACAGGGAGCCTGCCCAGGAGCGCATTGTATGGACATCAAAGCGCAAAAACGTAATGTCACCCACTGAAACCGCTTTATTCAATGAGCAAATTGAGCGAGCCGCTATTAATCGCAAGATTGAGCGGGAGGAATCCTACAAAAAAGCCGCAGTAAAGGCCCAGACCATTTGGAATAACCTGGAGCCAGCCAAAGAACATGAATATCTCACACGAAAGGGAATCAAGCCACACGGAGCGCGCACCAGGAACGGCTGGCTCGTGCTTTCTGTTGAGATCGATGGCGTCATTACATCCCTCCAGGAGATCAAAGGCGATAAGAAAAAATTTCTGATTGAGGGAAAAATTAGCGGCGGTTACTATATATTGGAAGGAAAGGGCGACGTTGTATATGTCTCAGAGAGCTTTTCCACTTCAGCCAGCATTAACGAGGCAACCGGCGCCAAGGTATATTGTGCCTTTAATGCGAACAACCTTCTAGATGTTACGAATACCGCCAAAGACCAGAACCCAGAAGAAAATGTCATTATTTGTGGCGACGATGATATCTGGAAGGACACCAACACAGGCAGAACCAAGGGTATGGCGGCTAGCGAGGCCACACAGTGCCGCATTGTCTTCCCGCTATTCCAGGACACCACCGCCAAACCGACCGACTTTAATGACCTGCACGCCCTTGAGGGGTTAAAAGTTGTCCAAAAACTGATCGAAGAGAAGCCATCCTTGTATATAAAGAAAACCGATTATCAGGATATGCCAGAAGATTTACTGTCACCACCAGGCATTTTGGGTGATATCGCCAATTATTATAACGTCACCGCGCGCGCCCCTCAGCCTGGGTTTGCCGTTCAAACAGCACTTGCTATTGGATCCGTCGTAATGGGGCGCAATTACAGATCAACCAAAGGCAATCACACATCACTTTATTTTCTAAACATCGCAAAATCAGGAACGGGGAAAGAGCATGGTAAAACGGTTATTGAAGATATTCTCTCGAAAGCAGGCCTCCACGATTATATCAACGGATCTGGCTATACTTCTTCGGGAGCGGTATTCTCTGCTCTACTCAGAGCGCCAAAACACATTACGGTTATTGACGAGTTTGGAAGATATCTTGAAGCCGCGCAGAGTCAAAAAAACACGCAGCTTATGGAGGCGAATACGCAGCTTATGGAGGCGATAGGTCGTTGTCACGGCGTCATGCGCCCGTCGGCATACTCCACGATGACACTCACCAAGGAAAAAGCCAAAGAATTGGCCGATCGACACATCAAAAACCCAGCAGTCACACTATTGGGCATGACAACCCCAGCATCTTTCTTCGCTAACCTAAGAACCGACGCTGTTGCAGATGGATTTTTGGGGCGATTTATTATTCACCAATCAAACATGCCGCGCATAGTACACGATGATAAGGATATGATCGATATTCCCAATAAAATTACCAATTGGATCAATAGCATACAGGAGCGCGCAGGATATAATTCTGGCTCCTCAGACGCAGCGGCCAACGAACCAAACTTTGTCACGATGGCCTTTCACGGGGATTCACTCGCCATGCTGCGCTCATATTCACAGGAATGCGTTAGCCTGGCCAACGATCTGGAGCGCTTTGGATTAGAGGCGCTACCTGGCCGATCCAAAGAAATGGCTATGAGAATTTCATTAATCGTTCAATTGGCGATCGATCCAGCATCCGATATCATTAGTACCGAGGCTGTTAATTGGGCCATAAAATATGTGCGTTTTTCGGTCAACCAATCGGCTGGTGTGCTTAAAATGAAAATGTCCGGATCATCCTTTGAGGCCGATAAAAAAGAAGTGCTAGAGGCCATCAGGGAAGTCGGAGAAAAGGGCATAAGCTGGAGTGATATGCAGAAAACACCACCGTACTCAAAGCATCGTAAGCGCGACATAGGCGATATCATGGACGCGCTGATATCTGCGGAACTTATTACCCATGAGCGGATGTCCAGCGGTAAACGCGGCAGGCCGAGAGAAGCCTACATTGCTATTGAAGGAGAAAAATAATGAGAAAACCGGATTTTATTATAGGTGAAATTGACAGCCCATATTTGTTGCGATGGTGGCTGATACCACGGAATAAATATTTCAACATATATCTCCATAAATTCTGTAGATCCGACGACGATCAAGCGCTACATGATCATCCCTGGTTTAACATCAGCTTCATCTTAAAGGGGAAATACACCGAGCATATGCCAGCAGATAGATACAAATGGATTTCAAATGGGGATAGGGAGGTTGCAACCAAAACAAGATACCCGCTTATTCCCGTATTTAGAGACGCCAATTCCATTCATAGGGTGGAATTAATAAAGGGCAAGCCCGTATGGACTCTGTTTATTACTGGCCCCTGGAGAAGAAATTGGGGTTTCTGGTGTCCGTTTGGATGGAGGCCTTGGAGAGAATTTGTATCCATCACAAAAGGCGGCAACGAAACAGGGCGAGGGTGCGAATAATGAATTTGGTTGCTATTCATTCAACTAACCCTTACTCTATACTTGTGCGGCGGCACAACCTAAGTGAGAATCATAATGACTATTAAGAAAAATCGCGTTGAAAAGATGGTTGATAAATTCAAGCCTATCTTTAACGACTCCATACCAAAAATGTCTGAAGCAATAGACATAAACAGAACCACACTACATCACGCCATGAAGCGCGGAACTTTTAGCACCGATTTGCAGAAGAAATTTCTGGATCTCGCCAAAAAGCATAACATCAAAATAAACCCAGCAGATTTATTGAATGTCTAAATAGGGGGCGCGTAGCTCAGATGGTTAGAGGATCGCCGGTCAATTTGGCGTCAGTCGTAGGTTCGAGTCCTGCCGCGCCCACCGCCCTTTAATGAGGATTTGTAGAATGTCTAAATTATCAATTTTAGATCGCCACCTCTGGGATGACAGCACATTACCGTGGACGGAAGAGCAGATGCAAATTGCCGTAGTTGAGCAATTGCGTAAGCGTGAGCGTCTTGGTGGATTTACTTTTGCCGCAGACATGAATGCCGGAAAGCGGAGTAAAAGACAGGGGGCGAAATTAAAGCTCGCTGGCTTGACGCCAGGAGAAACCGATCTCCGTATATATTTAAATGATGCCCGCCTGTGCATGATCGAGCTAAAAACGACAAAAACCCCTGTATCCAAAGCCCAAAAAGACCGCCATATTATACTGAGGGCATTGGGGCATGATGTACGTGTGGTCAAGGCTGGGTGTCCTCAAGATGCCATTGATCAAGTGCTGGTTATTCTTGATGAGATTATATCTTAAATTAATTCATTTTTATTGTTGACACGAATTCAACTTGAGCATAGTGTTGTTGCAAGTCATTCAACACGGATGACTATAACAGTAAAGGAAAAGACCAATGACGAAAAACCACGTTTCTATGGAGGATCTTCTAACGATGACCCCCGCTGATATGGATGCTCTCACGGTCGATCAACTGCTACTAATACAGCAAGAGGTTGTCGCGGAACTCTCCAAGATAAAGAGCATTAATGTTATATATGACAGTGTTCTCAACAGGAAATACGATGCTCAAATGGCCAAAGCTTACATCGCCAAGAAAGATGCGTATGGCAAAGTCACCTTCAAAGACGACAACCAAGATGATTACATAATTGAAGTTGAAACTCCCAAAAATATCAAGTGGGATCCCGATGCCATGAAAGCTGGCGAAGCAATTATTCGTGATAAATGGCAGGAAGATATTGAGGATTATATTGTTCTTAAACGATCAATCCCCGAAGCCAAGTTCAATGCTTGGCCACCTGCAATCCAAAAAGTTTTTGCTCCCGCCCGCATTATTAAGGCTGGCAAGCTTAAAATTTCAATCAAACAGATAGAGAAGGAAGCTGCGTAATGGCTATTGATTTAAAATCAATTCAAAAAGGTGCATCGCACCTACCACCACGGATACTTATTTATGGTGTTCAAGGTATCGGAAAAACCAAATTTGGTGCAGACGCTCCAAAGCCAATTTTTCTGCTAACAGAAGATGGTCTGGGCGTATTAGAGTCTGAGCATTTTCCATTACTTAAATCTTACAACGAGGTTATGGAAGCCTTAACCGTATTGGCTACTGAGGATCATGGGTTTGAAACCCTTGTGATGGATTCTCTTGATTGGATGGAGCCGCTTGTTTGGGCGCATACTTGCGTTATCAACAACTGGACAAGCATCGAAGACGCTGGCTACGGTAAGGGTTACGTTGAGGCTCTTGCTTATTGGGGAGAGTATCTTGATGCGATCAATTATCTTCGCAACGAGAAGGGTATGACGATTATCCAGACAGCTCACGCTACTGCCAAGCGGTTCAATGATCCAACTACCGAGCCATATGATCGGTATCAAATTAAGCTCCAAGATAAAGCTGCAAGTAAAATGCTGGAGCATAGTGATATTGTGTTGTTTGCCAATTATCGTATCACTACAATAAAAGAAGGTAAGGACAAAAAGAATGTTCGAGCTGTTGGTCAGGGTGAGAGAATCATATACACCGAAGAAAGGCCTGCGTTTATAGCCAAAAATCGGTACTCTTTACCAACCGAGCTACCTTTAGATTGGAATGAAATTACTAAACATATTCCCTATTTTAACCCCAAGAAAAAAGCCGCTGGTAAAAAAGCCGCTTAGGAGAAAACACTATGGTACAACTCAACAACAGCTATGACGACAGCTCCCCGACAATGGGCGGCAGCGGGTTTCCGCTGGACGAGGGCGAACACCCTTTTATGGTTATTTCTGAAGATGTGAAGGAATCTAGTAAGGATCCTGCTAATAAATATCTTCAGTATAATTGTGTCGTCGATGACGGGCCACAAAAAGGCACCATCTTTACTATCATGTTGAACTTCTGGAACAGCAACCCTATTGCGGTTAAAATTGCCGGTGAGGAATTTAACACCTTGCGTATGGCTACGGGTGTTCCAGGGACAAACGACTCCGCTGTGCTTCTGCAAAAACGTGCAGTTGCAATAGTGAAGAAGAAAACCAAGGGCAAAAGTGCTGGAGAGATCCACATAGCCGACTATGCCCCTGTTGCTGGTGGTCAGCAAGCCGCCGCTACACCAGCAACACAAAACACCGCTCCGGCGACTACTACGCCGCCTGCTACAACTACACCTGCACCAGCGACCTCCGCACAGGCAGGTGCGCCCGCTCCTTGGCGTAAGTAAGCCAAGGGAAACCCAGCCGAGCGGGTTCTATGGCTCGGCATTTTTTTACGCCACAATTCCTACGAGGGCTCCCGTGAAATTACCTATATCAGAAAACGATCCAACCCTTGATGCGATGGACGCAGCACAGGAGGCAGTACAGACCAACGAAAAACGTCGGGGATACCTGGGCATGTCTGCTCTTGGTAATGAATGCTCGCGCCAACTTTGGTACGGATTCCGCTGGACTAAAAGAATCCTGTTCAAAGCACAAACCCTACGATATTTTGATGATGGCCATCGCACAGAAGACCTGATTGCGAAGCGCATACAGGCCGTTGATGGTATTGAATTGCAAATCAAGGATCCAAAGACAGGTGGGCAAATCGGATGGAAAGATTTTGGTGGACACCTTAGAGGCCATGCTGATGGGATATTACTGGGGTTGATCCAAGCACCAAAGACCAAACACCTATGGGAAAACAAAGCCGTTAATGATAAGAAATTCGCCAAGCTTGAGAAGCTAAAAAAGATCAACGAAAAAGCAGCTCTATCAATATGGGATCCTGTTTATTATGCACAGCAGGTTTTATATATGAGCTATGAAGGCCTGACTCGCGCCTGGATGACGGTCACAACCCCAGGAGGAAGACACCAATTGGGCGTGCGCACCGAAGCAGACCCAGCAGCAGCCATTAAATTAAAGGCCAAGGCCGAGAAAATTATATTTTCAGATGAAGCCCCAGACCGCATAAGCGATAGCGACAGGATGCCACCATGCCTATGGTGTGATTTTAAGGAGGTTTGCAGGGGGCGTGAGGCCGCCGAACGTAATTGCCGGACATGCGCTCATGTAACACCAGAAAAGGACGGTACGTGGACTTGTGGGCGCTTTGATAAGATATTGGATTACAGCTCACAAGAGGCGGGGTGCAAAGCCCATAGATATAATCCCACATTTGTTCCAGGGGAAGTGGCGAATGCCCACCCAGACGAAAATTGGATTGAGTATAAAATGGAAGATGGAGCAGTGTGGCGCGATGAAGGATAAATATATAACGGCAACAGAAATTAGCCAAAGAATTAATTCCCCAGAAAACAAGGCTCGGATGAAAAGGATTGAAGAGGCTCTGACTGAACACCACAAAAATATGTATAAGTGTGTGTTTAATAGCGTATCAAATCGCATAATAGAAATATTGGAACGTCGAAAATAATGCACGTACTACGCCCATACCAAGAAAAGGCCGTTCAATCATTTTTCGATTACTGGAATGTTGCGGATGGCAACCCACTGGTGACAGCTCCGGTCGGGGCAGGGAAGAGCTTGATCCTGGCAGAGTTTATCAAGAGAGCTTGCGATCTATATCCTGGCACGAGGATTATTGTCCTTAGTCACGTAAAGGAATTGCTTGTCCAGGATGCCGAGGAGCTGGTTTGCCAATGGCCACACGCACCGTTTGGTTTTTACAGCGCAGGCCTGGGGCGTAGAGATACCCACGCTCAAATAATATTTGCCGGTATCCAGTCAATTCACAACAAAGCAAACACCATAGGAATAGTTGATCTTGTGTTGGTTGATGAGGCACACCTTGTGTCGCCAACCCAAAGCACAATGTACCGGAAATTCTTTCAGGATCTTCTGAAAATTAATCCAAAATTAAAAGTAGCTGGCGTGACTGGAACACCATTCAGAGCCGTATCTGGGTATCTCACCGAAGGGAAGAACGCGATATTTACAGATATTGTTTTTGAAATTCCAATCCTATATTTAATCGAAGAAGGATATTTAAGCCCAGTTATTACACCGGACGTAAGTACCGTCATGGACACATCTGGAGTGGGGAAAATAGCCGGTGACTTTATCCCTGGGCAGTTAGAGAAGGCGGTTGATAAGAAAGATATCACCATATCATGCGTAAACGAGATTGTGCAGCACGGTGCTGACCGAAAAATGTGGTTGATTTTCTGTGCTGGCGTAAGCCACGCAGAGCATACCTGTGAAGAAATTAAATCGAGAGGAATAAGCTGTGAATACATCACCGGAAAAACCCCCAAAGCAGAGCGTGACAAAATTATCACTGATTATAAGGCTGGCAAAATTAGGTGCTTGGTCAATGTGGCTGTGCTTACTACTGGCTTCAACGCTCCTGGTATTGATCTTTTGGCTTTTATGCGGCCTACTCGTAGCCCTGTATTATACGTTCAATGCTGCGGCAGGGGTATGCGAACGGCTCAGGGGAAAACTGATTGCCTTGTCCTTGATTTTGGGGGAGTGGTTAAGGCGCTTGGCCCAATTGATAGCTTAACCGTTCCAAAGCCATCCAACGGTAATGGTGACGCCCCGCTGAAGCAATGCCCTGAATGCCTGAGCATAAACCATGCGGCTGTTCGAGTGTGCTTTGATTGCGGGTATGAATGGCCAGAACCAGATCCAAAAGTCGAAGCCAAAAGCAGTAGGGCCGCCATACTATCCAGCCAAATTGAATCAGTATGGCACGATGTTCGTGATGTTACCTACCGGATCCAAAAGAAAAAAGGTAAGCCAGATTCAATCAAGGTTAGCTATATTACTGGGCTGGTGCCAGTATGTGAGTGGGTATGCCCAGAGCATAAAGGATATGCCCATGTTTTTTTTTATAAATGGTGGATATCCAGCACCCAGACCGCTGTCCCCAAAACAACAAATGAAGCACTGGAAAGAATTGGTGAGCGGCCTAAACCATCCAGAATATTAGTCAGGCCTGCCGGAAAATATCAAGATATATTGGAGTATGATTTCGCATGAAATGTTCTATATGCCCAAGAGAAGCAAGGGGATTTGGTTACAGCCCGCCACTTGCTTGGAGTACCGGCAGGTCTGGGAAGGCTTGCTCAATGAAACACTTAAAAATCCTAAAGGAGTTAGACGGTATGATAGATCCAACAAAAAACGAAATGGAAGCAATAGTGCATGGCGGTTATATGGGGGGTGAATACCTCGATGAATTGGGGAAAACAAATTTAGCAGCGTTATCCAAAGATGAATGGGAGAGATTTCTGCTTTGTGTTGTTGGCGGGTACATAGAGAAAATTGCTAAAGATGATACGCCCCCCTTTTAATCCACCCGCGCCTGGTCCCTGAGTACGCTGTAGTCAGGCATGAAAACACCCCCCATGATGGGGCATGATCCGCTTTCTATCTCGTCTGCTGCCTTGCCCTGCTGTTCCTTGGTATACTCTACAACGGTAACAAGACCATGACTACACCTCCCTTGCATCGATGTTGTAATCATCAAGGTTGGTTAAGAAGCTTTCTAAGTCAGACCGTAAAATGAGGGTTTTGCGGCCCATCTTTTTTGCGGTTAACTTGCCCTCGTTTATGGCTTGGTAGAGTCGTGTTTTTCCTATAGTGGAATATTTTGATGCCTCATCTATAGACAAGGCTAATTTTTCTGAAATTCTCATTCGCACACTTCCTTTTAAAAAGTTTAGCGCCGCACTATGCCGCGCTTATGCGAATGAATATAAAAGAGAATGGTAGCTCAAGTAAGGGAAGAGATCATGCCATTTTCTTTTTAAATACTCCTACTTATTGAGGTTATTCACTTTTTTCAGAAATTTATAGATGATTTCATTATTCACGTGCTCTTTTGTGCACATTTTTGTTCTGCATACAGCATAAAAGGATAGGACAAATTTTGTGAAATCTGTATCGCGGTTTTTATCAGCTGTTGCTTCCTTTTTAGTTTGGTTTTCATAAATTTTCTTGAGTTCTGCTATCCAGTAGTTACGAGCAAAAAACCTTGGTTTCCCGCCATGCCTGTATTCAAAAAGTTCGTTTAAAAAGATCTGCGCTTCTCCTGTTTGTTGGTAGCTTGCAACCGCTTCCAAGTTTCGGAAAACCCACCACCGCTAGAACGTACCGTCTCGCAGCCGGTCAACAACAACAGAGGAGTCAGGACGCTGATTAGCAATCTCATTTCTTTTCTCCATTAAATTGACTTCCAGGTTCACAGCTTTATTTTCGCAAGCCTGTTTGCCTTGGTTATAAATATAATACACCAACCCCAGAACCACAGCAACGCCGTAGCTAGTATATCAGGTGAATACCTAAGTGAAGCCGATGACGTACTGAAGGGCTTGCGCCAGACGCAGCGGGCTATCAAGGCTAAAATTGCTGAGTGTCCTTTGCGTGAGGCAAACCGCGCCATCAGCAAGGCAATTGTGCTGATTACCAAGGGTAAGAAAGCAGCAGCCAGTGCGCTTACTCAGGCTAGTAACAAGAAGAAATAACCCTATGACTGGGGCGGTGCTGAAAGTAGAAGCACGGAACGGGTGGCCGCCGGAGAAAACGTACCACGCCACCGTATAGGGTGCTATACAAGGAAACTTTATAGCCGTAAAATTCTCCTAGCAGGGTTAACGTCCTGCCCCCAGTCGCCATTACCGACAAGAAGTAGACAGGCCACCACCCATTGTTAAGTCAGTTTTGCAGTGGCCACGCTCTCCTTGCGTTGGAAACTCACTTGGCTTTGAACAAGCGGTGAGTATCAGTGCAATACTAAGCAGCAGGAGGTGTTTCATCTGGCTTAGTCATCTCAATCAGATTATCTAAATCTTGATGAGCCTCGGAAACCATTACAAGAAGCTCAGCTTCAGTAACACCATTTTTAATGGCGGATGATATTTTATCGAGCCACTCGATTGCATAGGGTGCGCTCTTAATAGCAGCAGTGATAATAGGGATTAATTGGATTATGATTTTATCTGGCATGTTGTTACTCCGTTAAAAGTTTTTGCATGATAGCAAGTGCGTTTTCAGATGCGGTGATGGATAGGTCGTAATAGTCGCTATCCTTGGTAACAAAAACCTTGTCGGTTTGTGTCATTGAATCATCAAGCCTTACAGCCGCGTCATGAATCTTAGGAATGTTATCATAGCAGGGGTGTGACTTAAGCTCCTGCTTACACTCTGTTACATATACAGCCGCTACCTTAGCGCTGGCGGATACAGATGCAGCAAGTGCGTAATATTTTTCTTCAGGTGATTTCAGGAATGAGCACGCCGTAAGCAATGCCAACCCAACTAATGCAATAATTCTCATTTTTTTCTCCATTTGATAAAGTTGAAGGCATCCTTATGCCAAGGCAAGGTTTCTACTGGCGTCTTTGCCTCTACACGCCCCTTAACTACGTTCCTTGTTTCCCAGAAATTATAGGCTAGCATAGCCGCAAGCCCTGCGTATCCTGCGTATTTATCTATATTATCAACATCTACCACCTCGCCGCTCATAACTGCAAACAGCGTAGCCGCATTGATTACAAGCTGCCTCACGGTAGCTCTAATGGTGGTGCTTTGGGATTGTGACTTCATTACAACATCTCCTTAATATAATTAAAATATCATAATATGACAGGGAACTCAATATGCGGCAAATCATGAAAGGTTTGATCCTTTATTAATCCGTCACTATCCCAGTCAGCCCCAGTCCTTATGTCAACACCTTCTATTTTAGCAGCCGCGCGCAGTACCCCATTTAAGATATAGAACCTTCCGGTATCCTGCCAGTCGATAGGATAAGGGGCTATATCTACAGCGTGTGCGTAACCATCAGGTTGCACCAGGTGTTTACTATTCATGGTTTTACTTGCGCCAGAAGCCACAAGTCTCGTCTGCCGCTCAAAGCTCCTGAGTACCTCCAGAACAGTCATGTCCATAATCTGGAAGGACATTGCGCGATGCACCACCCTTTGCCCTTCTGGGCATAGCGGAGACAATCTTTGGGTGCTTCTAGTACCGAACGCAAACATATTAACCTCCTATTTTGAAACCATTGATTGAATTGTAGTTTGAAGTTCGTGATATGTAGCCATTGCCAGCCACACCAGCAAGAACCACAATAAACCTATAATGGTTTTCTTTGTGATCTCGCGGTAAAACTTTTTGCGTTCTTGCAAAACCTCTATCATCTCTTGGTGATAACGGCGATGACCCTCCATGTCCCCGTCAGGGAAAGCTTTTCTTAATCCTTCAAGTGTCATTTCCATTTTATCCTGCTTTTTATCGAACACATCAAGGCGTCCGAGAATTTCCTCAAGTACCTTTACCAGATCGCTACCGCCTGCTTTTGCCAATTCTTCCTGCCACAAAATATTTTTACCAACCATTACATTACCCCGTATATCAATAGTATAATCACGCCCCACATGTCTTTTATGACAATCGCTGTATTCTCTTCTTCCATAAAAACTCCTATTGTTTCCGTCTACTCTTTTTCTAAAGGTTCGCCCTCAAGTACTGGCTTCAGGTTTTTCAGTCGCTCACGAACATCATCAATAAACTTAGTTGCTACCGGTTACGAGCCGGAGGATTTCTATTTCTGTAAAAAACTTAGAGCAAATGGAGTATCTGTTTATGTGGATCACGATGTTTCACAAGAAGTCGCACACGTTGGAGACTTTGAATATACTCTAAATTCGCATGGGGAAATAGCCTAAGCCTCATCTAATGTATCAATGGTGTAATAGAGCATCACGCCGTGCATCCGCGCATCAACAGCAAGCGCCCCGCCGTTACGACCTAAACCAAGAACCACAAAAGGGTTCGACCCTGTCGCGCCAGCAAGTAGAAAGGCAGTTGATTTGTCTGTGATGTAAAGATTATTGGTTGTGCCGCCAGTGTCGGTAGGTGTTGCCGTGCCACTGAGTGGTGTGCCGTTCATACTTTCATCATTAATAAATCCTTCCGTAGTGAATCCCCACTGCACATCGAAATTCGTTGTCGTTGATGCGTGGCTCCAATAAACCCGCGCCTGAACAGCGTTCCCATCCCAATTGTCCGGCATGGCAAACCCTGTTTGGGCGTGTTCGCTACTGCCAAAATCCATCGTTGTTATGTTCGGAGCGAATTGGCTACTGCTTCCGTTTTCTATAGTTGCCAATGCTGCCGCGCCATTGGTGACATTAGGATTCCACAGATTTGCAGGAATCCATATGCTGCGAAGATTG